ATGAACTTCAAGGGGTCATGAGGCCCATTATGCTCAGCATTGGTGCACAGATACAACTCCATCAAAGCTGCCCGACACCACGCAGGCACCCGAAGGCGCCCCTTGCAAGGGTGTCCAAGGCCTCCAAGGGAGGCTGGCAACTCTGGTGGCCTGTGCCTCTTCATTGCAGCAATTCGTTGCTTGCGGTAAATTGTACGTGCGCAACGTGCAAGTCTGTTGAAAGAAGAGGAGTCCACAGCATGCTGACTCATGACCCCATTACCATCCCGTACGAACTCCTTCAACGAAGGCGGTCTAAACGATTTAATCGAACCCTCCCGTCCAAGGAGGGCATAGGCTTCGCAGAACACAAAGCCTATCCTAGACCTATAACTCTTTCCTTCGTGGAGCTCGCTCCCCACAGCCAGGGCCCTTTGACTGTAGGAGGAGACATTATCCTTATGAGTGACAGCAGCGAGGTCATCACCGCAGATGATCCTCGCTGGACCAAGGCGGTCACTCATCCAATGGTTGAGTATACTAAGGATCGAGAAACTACAGGGAGTGCCCATGAGACTCCCTCGAACCTTAGCAACTTCAACGTACTCACCATCATTAGGATAATGTTTTCGACAATACTCCCGCTCGTCTGGCTCCATGTCCATAAGACGGTAGCGGACATAATGGAAAGAATCGCCAACCCCGAGGGACTCTCGGAGTTCAGAGCAGAGGTAGGCAGGAAGTCCTGCTTTACTCAACCCTGCGATTACAGCGATTATCGCATCATGTCCGAACCCGTCAGTGGCACAAGTAAGGTCTGCACTAAGGAAGACCTTACTATCATGAAGCCAGCCCGACAGCCTTTGCAAGATTGCCTCTTCCGTAGCCGGAGCATAAGGAAGGCACTGAGGCAACCTCTTCAAGACAGCGGGCCAGAGAACCTGGCGAACCAGGTCTCCTCTTGCAAAGCAGGAGGCCGGTGGGACGGTAATGATACGTGCCTTCATCCCGAGGTCCGCAATGACCGACGCGTGATGAACCACTCTCTTATCCTTACTGAGCCGAAGCAGATAGCTAGTTGCATACGCTATGTTCCGCTCAGCACTTGCAAAGACAGGATAAGAGAATGCCGCACCACGCCTAATCTTGCGACTCAGTGCGCGCTCGAAGTTGGCGGCGAGGATAGATGGTTCTGGTTCACCAGTTCCGGGCTGAGGCCGACCACCGCGCAAACGGTGGCGGGCCTCAGCCCAAGCTGGGCGGGCCAGGCTCTGGATATACCCATTATATCCACCCTCACTACGCTTCCCTTCGACCACTGCCGCAGACGAAGAAGGCACATACCAAGAAGTTCTTTCTTGGAACTCACCGCGAAACAGTGTGTAGACGTGATGCTTGATATCCTCCAGCAACTTAGGAGGAGTCACGTGTCTGTTTCTCAGTGTTCGCACATGCTTGGTGACGGCTGCACGTTGCAAAGACTCTGGCGCGCTTGGCAAAGCGCGGGCAACCCTGGAGAAAGCCAGTTTGCCCTTTGTATCGAGTCTACGATCAAGCCAACGCAACAGCCGACCGGGAAATGCG